ATCCTCCTATTTTGAAATTGAAAAAAGAAAACCCCGCCCACATTATCAAAATGGGGCGGGTTTTGGCAATGTTACTCCATTCCCGCAAGCAGGGTAAAGGCTTCCGGCATCTCGAAATCCTCAAAAGTGAAGTCCATATCTTCATCCAAGTATTCCGCATCAGCGTCAAACTTGGTAAGAATGCCGCCATCAATGTTGCAATCCTTCAGGATCACGGTTTGACGGCCCACAGAAGAAGTGGGATCTTCATTGGTCACTTGAATGTCAAAATAGACATCCTCGCCGGTGTCCTTGTACTGCTTCATCATTTGGCGGAAAATGCTGGTGTTATAGTGGAAGGTTGCGGAACCCGTACCACTCCAACCGGTGGATTTGTTACCCTTGCCGGTCTTGCCCAAAATGGGGATTTCCGTCTTATTCTTCTCAAAGTTGGCTTCAAGGTTGATAGCCTGCATGAAATTGTAACGGTTATCCCCAATGGTTACAAAGCATTCGGCCAAAGAAGCGGAAACTGCGTCCTTGGCTTGCATTACAGTTGCCATATACTCTTACACCCCTTTCTTACTGGACATAGACAGTCATATAAAGCTGGGCCATAGCGTTGACCGGGGTAACATAGTCCGTCACCACAACGGCCTTCTTGGTATCGCCTTGGGCAACCGTCACATTATCGCTGGAGAAGTTCTCAATAGCCCGGATATTCTGAAGCTCCTGATGGTGCTTCACAATATCGTTCCACAGGCTGATCCGCCCGGAAGCGTCATTGGGAACTTTGCCAAGGTACTTCTTGCCGAACAGAACAGCAATATCATTGGCAATCTGATCCAGAACCCGGATTGTCTGATTGCTGGAAAAGTCCCCGGACTTTTCATCCGTCACGGAAATGAAGGTGTTAATATCCTCCAAAACCACAACCTTTTCATCCACCAGATGGAACATGAACGAACCTTCCAGAATACCGGCTTCCAATTCGCTTTGGGTATAATCAGTATCAATCTGATATTCCCCGTCATAGTCCATATTGGTTGCGGACTTATTCACGGCGGTTCCCGCAATCACGCCGGTTGCCCACGGGATCAGGGCGGGATCATCGGTTTCACCAACAATGGTGTTCTTCACACTCACGGTGCCTTCATAGTCGGCCAGCTTGCGGAAGCATACCACCTGAAACTTCTTGCCCACATCATCCCGCATCCGCTTACAGAAGGCAGAAAACAGTTCAGCAATGGTGGATTTGTTGGTGGGGCAACCCATAGCGTTGAAGGTATAGGCTTCCATCTTATCCAGATAGGTTTGATAAGCCGCATCCTCCACACTCCCATTGGTGCCGCTGGTAAGGGGGGTGGAAGCAGTCACAGCAAGGCTTCCTTCTGTTTTGAAGTCCACATAATCATTGGGCTTCAGGTCAGTCATTTTAGAAATGGCCTTCTGCTGATCCACTTGGACAGTGCCAAGGAAAGTGGAAACATCATACAGTTTGCTTTCCGGCTGACTGTTTTCATTTTCCTCAATGACAATACGAAGGTCATTCCCACGGGTGCCGGGGTATTTGGCCGTTGCATAAGTGCAAGCGGCCTTTGCGCCGCTGGAATTCAGGCGGAAGAAGTGAACCGTTTGGGCGTGTTTGAAAATCTCACGCATGGGCTTCAGTTCGTCCGCCGTGTACGCATAGCCGAAAATCTTTTGGGAATTCTTCTGGAACTCCCCAAGTTCAACGGTGATAACCTCACCTTCAGGCCCCCAATTCATTTCAAGGGGGATGGTCGCAATACCACGATCAGAGAGGGTGGCGCTTGCATTCGCAACCGAAATGAAGTTGATATATGCACCGGGCAGAATCTTGTTCTGCGTCAAAAAAGTGCCGCCGCCAAGGGCCATATCAATTCACCTTGCCTTTCTTGAAAAAGTTTTGAAGCAAGCTGTCCACCTGCTCCATCGTGTATTCCTTTCCATCTTCCAGCAAAACGGACAGAAGATCACGCCGCTTGGCGTATCGCTGGAAGGTCAGGATATTTCTTTTGGTGAAAACCGGGACATTGGAAACAGGCGGGGCCGCTTCCGCTGTCTTGGGCTTTCTGGTTTTGGTCGTAGGCATTTTTAATCCCCTCCAATGGTTCCAACCTCGGTTTCCAAGGTTTCCATATAGGTTTCTTCAGCGGGGCGGATCATGGGCAAGTTATAGTTCACAAAGAAATGAAGTACATTGTCCACAATCTCATAATTCACGCTGGTTCCATGAAGAAGATCACCGCTGGGAAGCGTGATGAAGTCCAAGGCTTCCATCATCGTTTCCGCAACGGTGAACATCTCCGCATTATTGCGGGGGTTGGTCGGAAAATACTGAATGTCAAATGGGTTCCTCTTGATAAAGCGCCGCCCAAGCATGGGCGTGATTTCCGGTTGTAAAACGGCAATCAAAAAACAGGGTTCTTTCAAACCCTGTTCCACATCATTCTGATAGATTTCATACCCATCCCCAAAGGCGGCGTTCAGTGCCATTGAAATTCCTTTGATAATCTCATTAAGCATCGAAACACCCCTTCAGGAACAAATACAACTTCTTTTCCAGAATTTTAGGCGCTTGCTGTTCCAGTTCTTGTGTGGAAATGGTCAGCATATAGCGCCCCTTTACCCAATTTTTCTTCAGCACCATCCCGCCTTCCGCATCGGGATCATAAACAAAGCGGTCACTTTCCCAATAACCGGGGATGAACCGCCCCGGCTGTTGCCGGTGGCCGTATTCAACATAGGACGCATACTGAAGGTTATTCAGCACAACAACTGTGTAATGGGTTCCCCTGTGGCCCACAGGCATTACCGCCCACGCATCCCGCAAGGTGCCATATACAACAGGTGTCCGCTTCACAACCTTATTCAGCAAGCGCCCCGCCAACTCTTGGGCGGCTTGGCGGCAAAACCTGTCCAAATCCGCCCCCATCAGCTTTTCCATGTTCTTATTCAGCCGTTCCAGTTGCTTGAAATCGCATTTGCCCCATTTAGCCATTAGGCATACCCCTTCCACGGCTCCAACTGGATTTCTTGATGGTTGGTGAAAACCCCGGCTTCACCGCTTTTAGAATAGGTGAACTTCCGTTCAAGATTGTTGAACCGTGTCACAACGATTTTACAGCCAGCGGGGATTTCCACATCAGGGGACAAGAACAGCTTCACAGTTTGGGCAACAGCGGCCACGGGATCACCGGAACTTGAAGTTAAGGTTTCAAAGGACAATTTACAGGGCTGATCCTGAAGAAGCGGCTTTTCTTCAAAGTCAGTCAGGTGTGTGGTTGGATCGGTGACTTTCTCTTTTACGAAAATAGAACACCGATCCTTCCACAACCGTTCAAGGGCTTTTCTGTGGGCGTTTACCATACAAACTTCCTGAATCGGTAAAGTTCACGGCTCCGCCCATTGGCCAGGTAGTCAATCAGACTGTTCAACCGCTGTTCAGGGGTCAAATTCCCATCCCCAATGGCAAAAACCGTGTTGGTATCGCCTTCCTGAATTTGCTTGATTGCCGCTTCAAGGTCAAACCCTTCCAACTGCCCGGAAACCTTCTTCATGTTCAGGTATTCGCCAACCGCCATATAGACGGCCACACTCACCAACCCTTCAGGCATATCCTTTCGGTTGGTTTTGTTTTGAACCCTGTATTGAACATTGCTGATCACAATATCCAACAGGGGATCTTCAGCGGCCCCCGTTACGCCAAGGGCCGTAAGCATTGCAATAACCTGTTCACGCAACGGGAATCACCGCCATTCCATCAGCCCAAAGACTGAATCCGGGCAATGGGAATGGCCTTGTGGTTGATATAGGTGCGCTGGGAAGCAGTGCTTTCCCCGCTGTGAACCAGCGTCCAGTTCTGCCCATTCTCCAAGTCCGTGTCCGTGGGGGACAGCTTGGTCTGACTTTTCTTCTCATAGCTGATACCATAGGGGCTGAACACCTTGCGCTGACGCATATACAGGGTATCAACACCGCCGTTGGTCTTGGGGTCACGGGCCATTTCATAAGGAACCTTGGCCCCAATATCTTCATAGGAGATAGCACCGTTGCCCATGATGAAGGTGGTGTACTGCGTAGCGGGAACCACATACATATCAGCGGCAAGGGTACGGGTGCCAAAGTAGGGGGTTGCCTTGGCAAGATCAATTTCAGAAGCACCGGAAGCACCGGAAGCCTTGATCACCAAAGCGCCGGGGGTGTCCGCTTCAGCATCGGCATAGCCGGTCACGGCGGGAAGATCATCGTCCACAACCACAGTGCGGCCATTCCAAGTGGCAAGGGTCAAATCCTTCTGAATGCCGTCCCCGTCCGTCTGTTTCATGAACTCCAACAGCTTCATGTTTTCAAGGTTGGTGGCAACATCACTGTGCATGAACACCAAAGAAAACTTCTGCTTATTGGCTCCACAAGCCTTGTTCACGGCGCTGTTCAGGGTGGTGGCGCTCATAGGGGCATAAATCGTGGTGCTGTGCTTCTCCACAAACTCCTTGTTCTTGGCATCGGTGGTGGGCATGGCAAAAACACCCTTCAGGATGGAAAGAAGGGTTTTCTGATCCAAGGTATCCTTGTACTCCGCAACCTGTGCGGACACATTGCCCATGAAGTCCACGCCGCCCGTAATGTCATAGCTGAAGTCCTTTTCAGTCCATGCCTTGGCACGGCCAACAACCACCATGCCCTGTTCAAAGGTCTTGGTGGAAGTGGCGGTAATGTCGGTTTCACCGTCATAGTTCACCGCATCCCCATCCAGAAGGCCACGCATGGCAAGACGGGCATAGCCGGTGCCATTCTGACTGGTGAACACCGCCCGAATATCAGGGTTCCCGGCCAGCGCACGGGACTTCTTCAGGGCGTTCAGGGTCAGGTTAGGCACACGGCCAACCATGTACTTAAACGCTTCAGGGTTGAAAGACTTTGCATCAAACTTGCTGTTAGCCATCGTTCAAACTTCCTTTCTGTGTAGTCAAATTGTGTGGGTTACTCCAAAACCGCATCCGGGTTTTCCTCCATGTACTTGCACAGTTCGTCATAGGACATTTTGGAAAGGTCATCCCCGGTGGGCTGATTGTGGGGATCACTCTTTTCAGCGGCTTTGGCTCCCTTAAACTTGGCCTTGCCGCTGGTGTCGAACAGAAAAGCCGTGTCCTCACCCTTGGTCAGCTTGCCAATTTCATCATCCAGCCCTTTCACCGTGCCATCATCGGCCAGTTCCGCCTTCTCCAAGAATGCGGCCAACAGCGCCTTTACAGCGGTGTTGTTTTTGGCCTTGGCATTGGTCAGGGCCACATCAACGGCATTGCTGATCTTCAGGGCCTTGATTTCATTGGCGTGATCCTTGTCCTTCTGCTTGTTCGCTTCCTGAAGGGCGGTGATCTGGTTCTGAAGTTCCGTGTTATCACCAGCGGATTTCTTCAGGGTTTCAATCTGCCCATCCCGTTCAGAAACTTGGGCTTTCAGGGTCTTGTTTTCCTCGTTCACCTCATTGAACCGGCTCTTGGTTACAAAGGAACCATTCAGCCCTTCCATAACCTTGTTGGCCTGTTCCTCGGTCAAGCCCCACTCCATCAGCTTTTCTTTCGTCATAGTGTGATACCTCCATCATAAAATCCTTTTTTACCGTGGGTCAGGAACCACGATTTCCCCCGGCTCTGTTTTCCGCCCACAACCGGGAAACGGCGAATAGGTATGAAAAAACCACCACCGGCCCGAAGGCCGGGGTGGTTCAATCAACAATATTGTGGATCAGTCCCAATGCTGATCCGGGCTGAAGTTTTCAAGAACAGAATAATAATTGGGGATTTGGTCAGGCGGTTTCCCATCCTTCAAAGCAGTAAGAACTTCAATTTTTTCATCAAGAAGTTCTTCACTGTCCGCATCAAAGAAGCGGTCAACCAGAACATCAGAAACTTCAGCCAACAGCGCATGAACCTTCATCAGCTTTTCTTCCCGTGTCATATTAACCACCCGCTTTCTTTAACATATCCTGAATAACTTCTTCCAAGGCTTCTACCAACTCCGGTTTATCCTTACGAAGCATTTCTATCAGGTCAGGACGGACAACCGACAAAGCGCCATAATTGGCAAGGGTTTCTTCCGCTCGTTTCCCAATATCCCGGTAATATTTGGAACCGTGACCATATCGCACAAGGCCAGCATCACGGGCCGAACCACCGGAAAGGGCATCGTAAATATCTTCAAGGGAACTGATACCGCCGCCCATAGCGTTTCGGCATTGATAATCAATTTGTTCACTTGCTTCACGCTTTAGCTTATTGAAGGCTTTTTTGTAGTCGGAATAAGAAATGGTTCTTGCATAGTATTGATCCGTCAAGGTGGAAGTGGCGGTTCTCAATTCAGCATTGATTTCCGCCGTAATACGCTTGCATTCCTTATCGAAGGCTTCAAAAAGGGAATCAATATCATCCGCAATATCAGTGTTGGTTTTCTGGAAAAAGGAACTTAACTTGGCATGGCTGGAACTGAACCAACCTGAATACTTTGCCGGGTCTGACCGGTTGAACATATCCATCAGGTGCATTTCCTCATGCAAGGTCGTAACCACTTGGCCGGTAAGATCATCCCCTGCCAGCTTGGGAATAATCAATTCAACATCCGCAAGCTGATCATTCCGGGTATAATAGCGATAATTAACCGCATAGCCTTTCCCGTGGGAAACCTTCATGGGAATACCGTTGGCCCTGATGTTTTCCATAGCCCCCATTTTGGAATAAAGGGCAACCACATCAGGATCAGCGTTTTCACACGCATTCACATAATCAATCAGGGCTTGGGTGTTCTTCCGTTCCTTCTTGTCAGTCAGGTATTCAGGGAACATTTCAGCCTTCAGCGGCTCCAATTCCCTTTTCGCCTTCATTATAGCGCCCACGGTGGCAACCGTCAAACCATCCTTCACACCATCCACAAAAGCCTTCTTCCAATCGGTATATTTCATGTTGGCCGGGACATAGTACACCTTTCCATCAGCGGTGCGGGCGGCTCTTTCGCCGTCCATATCGTCATAATGGGGGCAAGTGGTTCCCCGGCAATTTGGGTGGAAGGGCGGAACAGTCACCCCCGGCTCATATTGGGCCAGCGGGATCACCGTTCCATCAAGGGGCTGACATACCGCACAGGTGCGGGAATCCAGCGTTTCCACAATTTCAATCTGATCCACACCCAAATCTTTATACATCTGGATTTTGGAAACAGCGTTGAAATAGGTGGTTTCCGTATGCACCAGCCGCCTTGCCTTATAACGGGCTGTTCCGAACTTCTTTTGAATGGCGGTGATAGTCTTGGCCGGTGGATCACCCCGCAACATACCTTGAAGCAGTTCTTTGTTTACGGTGTCCACCAAATCAGCCTTGTTCACCCAACAGCGATCCCGAAAAGTCCGTCCGTCCGTTGTCCACGGTTTTGAAAGTAAGGTTTCAAGTTTCTTCTGGTTCAAAGCGGTGAAATCCCATCCAAGGCCAATGCCCTTTTGGATTTCAAAGGCCCCGTGGGTGTACCCATTGGAAACCAGCTTCTTCAGAAGATCATCCACCCCATCAACCTGATTGCCATACAGAAGTTCAATCTGCTGTTGAATTTGCAGTTGGATTGCTTCAAGGCGGCTGACATGGAAACGGGTTGAAGCGTTTTCCAACTTCTTAATCCATTCCGGGGAAAGGTTGGCTTGCTGTGCGGCTTTCACATACTGTTCCGCCGTCCACTTGAATTCTTCAAGCTGTCCGGTGGTCAGCATTTTCCGGGCTTCCGCCAAAGTCACATTGTTATTGGTTGCAAATCGCTGATACCAGCTTTCAATATCCCGCTGAACAGTGT